CTCTGCTGTACACTCCAATGTAGAGCCATCATCAAACTCAAACCTCAATGTCTTGGCATATTTAACTAATCCTGATTTAGACACATTAGCAACTATATCACCAAGAATAACCTTATCGCCCTCTACTATAGAATCAATGCGTTTAAGTCCTTTGGTAGTTTCAACAAGAGACTCACCAACTAAACAACCATGAGATGACCAATCATGTCTAGGTCGTGAGCGCCAAGTCTTACCGTTCTCATCATAATCACGAGAATAGTTGATTAAACAATCTACGCCTTTCTCACACTTAACCTCATCGAACCAACATTTGTCTAGTAGTGAACGCACTGCCTGAATACCATCATCAACCATAAGCATAGGAGCAATCTCTACGTTCCTAATACCTAGGCTATCTAATACCTCTAGCCTTGACTTACCTGAGCCTAATTCTCTCACTCTAACGTCATGTGGCAAAATGTGCTGTTCATAGACATAGCCTTTATCTTGTAATACTTTAGCATAGTGGTCTAGTCCAACACCTGATGCCTCGTAGTAATCAATGATATGAACCTCTGTGCCAATGTACTGAGCAAACCATATAGCAGTTGAATCACCTACACCTAAATCCCATGCTGTAATGACAGGCTTATCTCTACTGTATCTAACTTTGCCTATCCTGTCTTCATCTCTTGCCCTACGCATCTCTGTCGTATAGTAAGAGCCTTCACTGAATATTAAGAATCCGCCTTCCCAAATATGGTCATACATATCAGGACGTTTCTTCTTGTCTTCTAGTCTTTGCTCTTCAAGCACACTAGGAAACCAAGGGTTGTCTGAGTAATTCATTTCACATATCTTTGAATTATCAGGAGTATTCACTCTAAAGCGTTCATGTGTTGCAGAATATTTTGACTCAGGATTATAACTAATCCACACTTCTGAGCCTTCTTCTCTGACCGTAGGTATCAGCTTCATGTATGCCATATCACTCACACCTTCTGCTTCATCTACCCAAGCTAATAAGATACGAGCCTTAGACTTTATAGCATCAAGTGAACGTCTTAGTCCTACGAATGTATATGAGATACGACCATCTTTAGACCTGATGTACTTCTCGCCCACTTCATAGTAAGCCTCTAACCAAGGAACTGACCTAATTGCTGTCTTAATCTCTTCTAGTGATGAATCCTCTAATGAGTTCATAAACTCACGACCACATAGTATCTGTCCTGACCTGCCTTCTTTACCCCACTCATAACCACGTATAGCAGTCATTAATGCAAACGTTCTTGTCTTACCTGAGCCACGTCCTCCGTAAGCAATGCGATATCTAGCATCACCTACAAATAGAGGCTTTAGTTTAGGCGGTACTTTAATCTGTGCTTTTATCTTCTTCGTAATCATCTTCACCGTAAGCTACAATTTCAATAACTGTTGGTTGCATTGAACCATCGCTTGACATTATGTCTGTTGCAGTCTTAGGAATAATCCCATGATTAGCACCTAATAGTAGTCCTGCCGTCTTCTCTTTGAGTGTGCCATTTAACGCACCATTCATTAGACTTCTGCCTTGTGCTGTCATTAAACCCCTGACGGTGTAGGAAAATTCGGGATAAATCTTCTCCCAATCATAGATAGTAGATGGACTCACCCCTAGTTCTATAGCTAATCCTTCTACCATAGGAATTACATCATGATACTTTTCAAGATGGTTCTGAATGTAGTCTGAAGTCTTCTCTATCATTCCTTCATTGTATTTAGTTGGTCTCCCTATTTTTAGGAAGTTATCTGTTTTCTTGGCTGTCATTAGTGACATCTCCTATTGCTTTAACTCGTTCTAGTCTTCTGACTACTTCTGCGAATGTTGAGAATATTTCCTCTTTTCTGAAGTTAAGCTGTAAGTCTTCAAACTCTACTACAAAACCATTAGAAACCTCTTTAATAATTATCCTAGCCATTAGTGTAACTCCATGCTTGTTTCTGTTGGAATAATAGGCATCTCTACATTAGCAATCATAATTTGTATTCCTGCGTTTGCTTCCTCTATAGTGATGTCGTTATCTTCAGATATAACAACTAGTGCTGAATAGTACATAGCCATTAGGTCTTTTTTGTTAATTCCTTTAATCAGATTAACAATCTCTTCTTCACTCATTGTCTTCTTCCCATAGTTCGTTATAAGGTTTAATTCTGTATTGTTCTGTTTCAATAAACATAGGTACTTCTATGTCTTCCCAGTGTTGAACGCTTCTATCACAACATAACACCTCTAGCTTTTGGATGGTGTAGCCTTCAGCGAATGCGTGTATTACTTCTGCCCATTTGTGTGCTGTCATCTTTTTTCCTTTTTTGCTTCTCTTGCTTTCTCAGCTAACTTCTTGAATCTCTTTTGTCTTTCCCAATAGTCTTCAGGTATCTCTTTCAATTGACTCACACCTTAATTCCCATAGACTTCCACCATAGGTCTTCGGGTCTTGGCAGTATTATTCCAAACTCAGCTACAAATCTATCTACTTCTTCTAGGTAATCCTTCATCTCTGCTACCTTTAACTTCTTAGTTTCTATTGCTCTACTTGTTATATTACCATCTAAATCTGTAGAATCAACCGTTCCTAGTAGTTTCCTAACGAGCTTATCGTGCATATCGTCTTTACTATGCCCTATCTCGTCACCTATAATTTTATTCCACATCCACAGTAATTTGTTTTGAGCGCCACTTCTAGTTAATACATCTCTCTCTATAGAAATAATAGCCTTCTCGTCTTCAGGGAACTGACTAAAGTGACTTACTATCATTGATTCGATAATATGTCTCTTCTCTTTCTTGCGTTCAATTACTCGCTTCACAACCTTTAAGAAAGTCATCCATAATATTTTTACATCAAACCAAAAGGACTGACGATTTAGATACTCTACATCCAATGCCACTTTATCAGGAATTGACAACTCATCTCTGCCATTAACTTGCGCCCAGCCTGTGATACCAGGTAATAACTTATCCACGCCTTTTTCTTTACGTAAAGCAATTAAATCATCTTGATTAAAAAGTGCAGGGCGCGGACCTACAAAGCTCATATCACCCTTTAACACTGAAAATAGTTGTGGCAGCTCATCTAAACTAGAACGACGCAAAAATCCAC